AGAATCCACAGCCGGTTACGGTGAAGCACGCGGCGCGCTCACTGAACTGTCACTGTCGGCCGAGGATCTCTTGGCCCTCCCGATCGGCGAACAGCTCGGTGTGATCGGCGATCGAATGAACCAGTTAGGATCATCGGCAGCGCGCGTTAGAGTTGCCATGAAGCTCTTCGATTCAGAGGGCGTCGCTATGGTTCAGATTCTGGAGAAGGGATCGGCCGGCATCAACGAGATGATGGAAGAAGCGCGTGCGTTGGGTCTGTCGCTGACGGATCTCGATGTGGCGAAAGTGGTCGCGGCCAATGATGCCATGACCCGCATGGGCGGACTGGTCAAAGGCTTGTCGTATCAATTCGCCGTCGAGTTCGCACCGTTTGTCGAATACGCGGTCAGGTCGTTGACCGATATGGCAAAGGAGATGGGCGGCATGCGGTCGGTCGCTGGCGAATTTATCAAAAGCATTTTCGGTCCCATAGGTATGTTGTTAGACAGTTTCCAATCGATTCGCATTTTTCTGGCACAGGTGAATGTCGGATGGCAAGCGTTCGAAATGGCAGGGATAACCGCCATCGCTACATTGTTATCACCGCTGGGTCATTTGATCGACGGGGTGAACTGGTTGAAAGAAAAACTCGGCATGGACGCCGGTGGCAATTTCATCTTCGACACCTGGCGCAGTTCCATCGAAACGTATGAACAATCATTGAAAGATTTGCGGGAACTCACCGAGAAGCCGATGCCATCCAAAGCGTTCACGACCTGGATCGATGGGGTTATGAAAAGCCTGGACGAACTCGATACCAAGCGCGGAACGATCACCAAGAACGAAGTCGAGCGGATGAGTTTTCAACTACGCATGGAAGATCAAATGCGTGCGAAGGCGTTAGCGTTCCAGCAGATGTCGAACACCGAACGGGTCGCCAACGTGTTAGCTACCAATCAACAGTTGTTCGGCAATAGCAAAGCGTTAGCCATTGCCAACGCTATGATGTCGACGTATGTCGCGGCGGCGAAAGCACGAGAAACGTATCCGCCACCACTCGGAACAATTATGGCGGCGGCGGAAATTGCTGCGGGACTCGCGACCGTGGCGAAAATCAAAGCGACGTCGATGGACGGTGGTGGTGTGGTGTCGGGCTTTGCTCGATCGGGTGGACTCGACGGCAAGGGCGGAGTCGGTCCGTTCATCTTGCACCCTGGGGAAAAAGTGTTGCCGCGTCGTGAAAGTTCGGGCGTGGTCATTAATAACATCATCGATGCGGGGAACGACGCGAACGCTGAAGTCCGAATTGCCAGCGCGATCCAGGCCAGTCAAGCGGCGACGATCGCAACGATTCAAAATCTGATCCGACGGGGTAGATTCGTATGACGACCTATGCATTCCCGACTTCACTGACGCCGTCGACCTCGGCGTGGGAATTGGTCACGAACACGCGCGACATTGTGTCGCCGTTGACGGGCGCGGTGCAAAGCGTCGCGCGAAAAGGATCGCGATGGAAAATCACGTTATCTTTCAATAACTTATCGGGCGAAGATCGTTCCGTGTTGCAAGGGTTCTTGGTACAACTGAACGGTAGTGAACATCGTTTCACCGTATCGGATCACTCCAAGATCACGCGCGGCGGTGCGGGTGGTGGCACACCCGTCGTCGACGGGGCATCACAAACGGGCAATTCAATCAACGTGTCGGGTGCTACAGCCAGCGTAACCAACTGGTTGAAAGCGGGCGACTGGTTATCAATTGGCAGTCAGTTGTTCATGTGCACGGAGAACACGTCGAGCAATGGATCGGGATTGGTGACGGTCAAAGTGCAACCCGGCATTCGTACATCGCCGGCCGATGATGCCGCCGTGGACATAGCGTTGCCGGTGTCGGGAACGTTCATGCTGATTAAAGATGCGCAGTGGTCCAATCGACCAGGCGTCTTTTCTAACATTACGATCGAAGCAATCGAGGACATTACATTGTGACCCGTGGGCTACCGACTAACACAGCGACCCAACTATCAAGCGCACTCACGCGACCGATTCATTTTGTCAAACTGGAGTTCACTGACACCACGTTATACCTGTCGGACGGACTTGGATCGTATACGTGGGACAGTCAGACGTGGAGCGGTGTCGGTGATTTGGGTTCCATAAGCCAAGCGCAGGAAGGCAACGACCTATCCGCGTACGGCATCACGCTCACGTTGTCAGGCATCGATAGCACGATCAGTTCGGCGGCATTAACGGCGAAATACTTCATGCAGCCGGTCACCGTCTATCTGGGGGTGCTAGATCAGGATGATCAGTTAGTGGAGGACCCCGTGCAGATATGGGCCGGACACGGAGATAACATGTTCACTACGGCGGGATCGGAAGACGGTGACACGATCAGCTATGTCTGTGAATCTGAACTCGCTCAACTCGGCCGCTCTCCAGGCTATCGGTTCACGAGCGAGACACTACAAATCACGATGGGTCATACCGGTGACACGTTCTTCGACTGGTTGCCGTTGATCTCAGGGAAGAAGGTGCGTTGGCGCTATGGGGTGTCCGATGACACACCAGGACAACCCGTCGAGCCACCGGACAACGTGCTTCCCAACGGACCGCAACCCGGAGATTTCGGACCGTGAACACCGCGATCGATACCGCAAAGGCGTTGAACGCCTGGAACAAACGTCGCTTTGATTATGGCGATGCGGATTGCTGCCAGTTCGCCCGATTCGTCGTGCGTGAAATGACGGGGGTCGATCACATGTCTCCGTTCAACTATTCCAGTGAAGGCGAAGCACAATTGATCATTGACCGGCATGGCAGTCTCGGCGAAACCGTAGACGCGGTGCTAGGTGAATCGGTGGACGTCGAGGCATTGCATGAAGGGTCGCCGGTCCTACTCCGGTTACCGCACGTCGATGAGGTGTTGGGGATCTGGCACAACGGAAAAGCAGTGGCACTCACGGCCGGTGGATTCATCACCGTAGCGGCAAAATACGCGCAACGCGGTTGGAACGTCTGACGTGGCGGCCGTCGTACCGTGGTTAACAAAAATCGGCATCGCGCTCGGTTTCACTGGGACGACTGCCACCGTTGTCGGATCGATCACGGTCGCATCCACGGCGCTCAGTGTGTATTCATCCGTCGCGGCAATGCGACAACTCAAAGGATTGAAAACCGCCGAGAGTTCTAGTGGTAGAGACATCACCACGCGGTCCACGGTCGAAGCGGTTAAAACGGTGTACGGCACCGCACTGGTCTCCGGTCCGGTCACTTTTGTGCATGCGGAAGACGGGGTGTTGTATGAACAGATCGCACTGACCGCACACGAGGTCGAGTCGATTACCGATGTGTATTTTTCCAATGAAAAAATCCAGACCTCCGACATCGACAGTTTCGGCGATGTCACGGGCGGAACGTTCGGACCGGACGCCGATGGAAACACGATCGCCACCATCAAACGATACCTAGGCACATCGGATCAAACCGCCGATTCCAACTTCACCAGTTTGAGCGAATACCCTGACACGTCGAGAGGTCGAGGGATTGCATACCTGTCGATTAAATGTGTGCTCACCGCAGAAAGTCAAAAGACGTGGGATGAACAAGGCGCGCCGAGCCAGGTGCGTGCGTTAGTCAAAGGAAAAAAAGATATCTATGACCCGCGACTTGATTCGAATTATCTGACCAACCCCGCGACGACGAACAGCTCCTATCAGGCGTGGACCGATAACCCCGCACTGTGCATTGCCGATTTCCTGATGTCGAACCTGGGTCTCGCCGTGCCCGCATCAAAAATCGATTGGGCGTCCATCTACGCGGCCGCGAATTATTGCGATGTGTCGGTGACACAACCGGATTCAAGTGGGGCATCGACCACAGGCAAACGGTTCACGGCGAATGGTGTCGTGTGGGGAACTGACACAGCGAAGACCAGCCTCGACGCATTGTGTTCATCGTGCAATGGCACCGTGATTTATTCCGGCGGGAAATACTATTTGGATGTCGGCTACTCGGCACCGGTGTTGTCCTTGGACGAATCGGATCTGGCGGGACCGGCCGAGGTCTCCACCGCATTCAGTCGCAACGATCGATTCAACACGATCAAAGCGACCTACGTTTCGAAGGATGAAAACTACAAGCGTTCGGAAATGCCGCGCGCGCAGATCGCATCGGCGGTCACTCGTGACAATTCGCTTGTGTTGGAAAAAGAGATTCACTTGCCGTTCACTGACACGAGTGTGGAAGCGCAACGCATCGCTAACAAATTAATTCAACAGTCCGATATGCAGACGGTAGTCACCCTGCCGCTCAACTTCACTGGCACGAACGTTCGTCCAGGCGATCGCGTTTCGTTGACGTTGGATGAGTTTTCGTGGTCCTCGAAAGTGTTCGTGTGTACGCAGTGGACGTATGACGTGAACGGTGTGCAGTTAGTCTTACGCGAGGATTCAAGCAGCGCGTACAGCGACCCCGCGTTGTCGTGGTATTCCACGGTGTCATCCGATGGGGTCATCACACCCAGTTTCCCAGGCGTCCCAAACCCGACCAGCCTGACGGCGACCAGCGTGATTGACGGTATCGAACTCAACTGGATTGCGCCATCGAACTCGGAGCAATACACCGAGATCAGCGTGTTCGCTAGTCCGAATAGTGCCTGGGCATCGGCCGTGAAAATTGGTCAGGGACGCATGACGTCGTTTCTGCACGACGCATCGACGGAGGCAGACCCACTCACGACGGCGGGAACCACGCGTTATTATTGGGTCCGCGCTCAACGGTACACGGGCACCGATGCAAGCAGCGTGAGCGTTCGCAATCCCAACAACGACACCTCGACGATCACGGCGAGTTCCGGCACGAACGACCCGAATTTTTCCGACGTGGTTGACAACATTGGCACGCTGAATGCACCAACGAATTTAGTGTTGACGGAAACCACAACCCTTTCAAACGATGGGACCGTGCTGCCGGCGATCCTGGCGCAGTGGACCGCGTCGGCTGGAAGTACCGCCAGCTATATCAGTTACTACGGCGTCGAATATAAAAAGACCTCAACAAATCAAATCGACTATGGGGGTGTAGCGGATGCGTACACGTCTACGCTCGACTACGGGAGTGTAGCAACCACCGCCACCACGGAATACGACTACGGCAGTGTGACCGAAAGCGTGCCTGGTGCGTCAACCGTCTGGTCGGCGTTTGCATCGGGAGATGTCGCGACTACGATTGCGGGTCTCGATCCGCTCGAAGAGTACACTGTGCGAGTGCGTGGGGTGACGCGCACCGGAACAGTGTCGTCGTATTTGGAAGGCACGATCACGTTACAGGGTGACCAGACCGCTCCAGGTCCACCGACCAGTGTCACGGCGACCGGCGAGTTCCAGCAAATTGAATTGAATTTCACCCTACCCTCGGCTGGGGATTTTGACCGGGTCCAGATACTAATGAACACCGTGGACAATCGAGCCACGGCCACACTCGCGATGGAGACGCGTAACAACAACGCGGTGATTGCGGGACTGCCGAACGACGCACTGCGCTATTTTTGGTTACGTGCGTTAGATCGCTCGGACAATGCATCGAACTACACAACGGTGGTATCGGCGACAACGATCAAAATTGGGATGTCGGATTTCACCCAAGCGGTGGTCGATGAGTTCGCAGCCGGAAACGCGTTTGGCATCGAGCCGGTGTCGAGTCTTCCCGCCTCCGGTGATCACACGGGTCAGGTCAAATTGTTATTGGGGAGCGGCGGATCAAGTGACACGCTGTATGTGTGGGACGGTTCGGAGTGGTCGACGCAACTGTACACCGCCAGTCAGACCAGTCCAGGCAGTGTGACAGCGGCCAGTTTTGCGTCAGGCGTGGAACCGATCGGCACGGTGTCATCACTACCGGCTCCGAGTGGTTATGATGGACCGTCAGTTGTGTTTCTAACGACCGACGGCAAGTTGTATCGGTATACGAGTGGAGCATGGACCGCTCAAGTTGCCGCACCGGATTTGTCTGGCACATTGCCTGATGGTGTTTTTTCCACTACGAATCAACCGGTGCGAGTCGTTGCGGCGTTGACCGATGTCAGTTCACCCGTGACCGGTCAGGTCGTCTATCTGTCCACCGATGACAAGCTCTATAGATACACGGGTTCGAGTTGGACCAACAGTGTGAGCGCGGCGGATCTGAACGACCAGGTTAATTTGAACACCCAAGTGACGGGCGAGTTACAGACGATCAACGCCAACAGTGCATTGATCAATTCAAATATCAGCATCAACAGCGACGGAACGTTGAGTGGTGCGGGGTCTGGTCAGGTAACGTTGACTGACCTCGGAGCCGGGACCCTCGCCGCAAAAGACACGGTTAATCTCGCCAGCGAAGTCACCGGAATTTTGGCCGAAGCCAGTGCCGCCGCTGGATTGAAAAACAGCGGTATCAGCATCAATTCCGACGGAACCTTGACGGGAGCCGGCGGGGGGCAGGTGTCTTTGTCGGGGTTGAACGCCGGAGACTTGGCCGCACTCGACACCATCTCCTCGACACAGATCGACGACAATGCGATCACGACTGGCAAGATCGCGGCATCGGCGATCGAAGCATCGAAAATCAATGTGAATGAAGTGTTCGCGGATTCAGCCGTGGTAAGCAAGATAGTCACCGAGAGCGTGACGGCGGTCAACATCAAGGCGGTTCTTGTTAGTACGAACCGTTTAAGCGCGGATCAGATTTTAGCGAACACGATCACGGCCACTGAAATCGCGGTTGGAACTCTAACAAGTGACCAGATCCAAGCGCGTTCCATATTGGCCGGAGACCTTGTTGCCGGAACCCTCACGGCGTCCGAAATGAACGTGTCGAGCGTTTTTTCTGATTCTGGAGTGATCGGCCAGTTGCGCACCTCGTTGTTAACGGCCGACTATATCACCGCCGGCATCGGGGACTTCGAGTTCATCCAAAGCGACAATGTCGCAGCGAATGCGATCACCGCTGGGAAAATCAATGTGTCGAGTTTGTCGGCGATCAGTGCAGACATGGGAACCATTACGGCCGGTAGTATCACGGCGAATTTGATCACGAGCGGCACACTGAACACCGATCGATTAAACATTGATGGCGTGACACTCGACACGGATGGAAGCGGCCAGTTAATTATCAAAAGCGACGGCGTCGGAACCAATCAAATTGCGGATGATGCGGTGACCGATGCGAAGGTCAGTGCCCTATCAGCCGCCTCGATCACGACCGGAACGCTGAGTACATCCCGACTCAACATTGATGGTGTGACGTTGGACACCGATGGCAGCGGTCAATTGATTATCAAGTCGGCGGGAGTCGGGACGATACAGATTGCCGACGATGCGGTGACTGATGCGAAGGTGAGCAATTTGTCGGCTGCTTCGATCACTACCGGAGTACTCAACACATCCCGATTAAACATCGACGGTGTGACGTTGGACACCGATGGCAGTGGCCAGTTGATCATCAAGTCGGATGGCGTTGGCACCACACAGATCGCCGACGATGCCGTCACGGATGCCAAGGTCAGTGCTTTATCGGCGGCATCTATTACAACTGGCACACTCAACACTGATCGATTAAACATTGATGGCGTCACGATCGACACCGATGGAAGCGGTCAACTCATCATCAAGGGTGGCGGTGTGGGAACCACCCAGCTCGCCGACAATGCCGTGACCGATGCGAAGGTGAGCAACCTGGCCGCGTCGTCGATTACCACCGGACAGTTGAATTCGGCACGAATCGATGTCGACACGCTACAGGTGAAGTACTTTGCCGACACCACGGCGCAGATCTACAACCACGCCGACAACGCGGTTCCGTTGACGGTGTACGGACAAGGGACCTATGTGCCGACTTCGGGGCTGACCACGAACCGCGCGTATGGCTCCTATGCAACAACGACTGTGTCAGAAGTGAGAAGCGGGGGCCGATACATCGCGCTATTGAACGGTATTTTCGGCGACTGCAACGGGTTCACGCTGCAAGTGAAAAATGGATCGGGAAGCTGGGTTACAGCCGCAGGGGGTCCGACCACAATCAGTTTGAATTTCGGCACGTATCGTCCGAACACGTATGTCTACAGTGGAACCACATCGCTCAGTGGTTCGGATGAAACGGTGAGCTTTCGATTGAAAGGCACCAACAGTTCTAACCATTGGTACGCGGTCTATCTATCCGCATGGGTGTGGAACTCCGGATGACATACACGATATTCAACAAAGCCGGCGAACCGATTTCACAGACCGAATCGATTGATCTGACCGCGCTCGATGACGGGGATCAAGTGCGTGACGGCGCTCACCTCGACAAGAAATTGGTTGCGGGTGAATTGATCACTCCGTCCGCATCGGTCGATGCAATCCGACTGAAACGCAATGATCTGTTAGCGGCGAGTGATTGGACACAACTGCCTGACTCGCTGAGTGCTGACCGGCGTGCGACATGGGCAACCTACAGACAACAATTGCGGGACATGATGGCCGACGACGCGCCATCGTTTCCCACGCCACCAGAGGGATAAGAAATGACAGCAACCCAAGTCCAGAGTCGAAAGGGCACCCAAGCGGAGATCGACGCATTTACGGGGGCCAATGCCGAGATCGTGGTGAACACATCTAACAATTCCGTGGTGGTGCAAAACGGTTCGACCGCTGGTGGATTCGAAGCGATGCGCGCTGACCTGGCAAACGCGAACGCGGGGAGCGCGGCACTGACGACGGGTAGTTTGACGACGGGGGCTTTGACAGCGACCACGTTGACCGGTAACGATACCTCGTTAACGGGTAGCTCATCTGGTTCAACAGTATTAACTCTTACATCAAATGCATTAACTGACACGCCCCTTATGGTGTTCCAAAGAACAGGCGGAGCAGTGGCAGGTAAGCTAGCCTATGAAGACACCAATACTGCGATGTCTTTTGGTACGACAACCGCGCATGAGTTGAAGCTACTAACAAACAACACCAATCGTTTGGAAATTGATAGCAGCGGTAACGCCACGTTCAGCGGCAGCGTGACGATTGCAGATGACAGTGATCCAACATTGCTCATCCGCACAGCCACTGCCGACCAAGCAAATTCTGGAAAGATTAGTTTCAGAGAAGCAAGCGGCGGCACGACAGGCGTTGATCTTCGATACAACGGAAACACAAACAAATTTATCATCGACACAACCGATGTTTCTAACGCGCTTACGATTGCCAGAACGTCAGGCAACGCCTCATTTACGGCGAACGTGGGTATCGGCGATAGCGACCCCGGCTACCCTTTGGCGATCCAAGCGGATGGGATTGCGATGCGTCTGGATGGGACGGCCAACACGACGCGCAGTATTTTCTTCAGGAACACGACGACAGCAAATCCAGCACAAATTTATTCGGATGGTTCGCTGAAGCTGTACACGGAAGACGCTGATACCACTATCGGGTTTATGTCAGCTAGCACAAAAGTCGGTGTTGGTACGATGAGTCCCGCTGCCGCTAAATTTAGCGGTTCCGCGACAGGTCTCTTGAATGTATATGGAACTATGCCGGTTGTCGCGGTTACCGAGTCAGATGTTAGTGATTCCGAAATATACATGGGGATCACCGGAGGAACGGGATATATCGGAAAATCCGGTGCGGGTAGTTTGATTCTGTCAACCGGTGCAACAAGTACAGCAACGGCGCTCACCCTCGACAATTCGCAGAACGCCACGTTTGCGGGTGACGTTGCGGTAGACAAATATCTGCGCCTGAGAACTACAGATGACCAGGCTAACCAGTGGTATTTGTACAGTCATACTGATGACACGTTTAGAATTAATTACAACGGGGCGGGAGACGATGCCATCACCATCGATACTTCCGAAAATGTTGGTATCGGAGTCACGGCTCCAAACGCCAACAGTAAGTTAGAAGTAGATGGAAGAGTGCGGATTGGCGCTGGTTCTGTCGCTCTTCCCGCACTTACTGGAAGCGGAGATTATGATACCGGAGTTTGGTGGGGCGGTAGCGATATTCTAGGATTTTCTACGGCTGGCGCTGAGAGAATGAGGCTCGACAGCAACGGTGATCTAACGATTCAGAGATCGACCGGGGCACAACTCTTACTGCGCCGTTCAGATGCTACTGTGGTAGATGGAGAAAATATAGGGTCGATATTGTTTTATACCAATGATCCTAGCGACTCCTGTGGTGCATTAATTCAGGCCAAGGCGAAAGGAACCTGGTCTGCTAACAACTATCCGACGAGCATTATTTTTTACAACGATAATGGTAGTGGCGACCTAACCAATCGGATGGAAATCGATAAGGATGGTGTGGTCCATACCGGTGGAGATCTCAAACCTGGTGCTGATGTCATTATGCAGAACGGCAGAGGGATTAACTTCTCCGCGACTGCTAACAGTTCAGGCTCGATGACATCGGAAACGCTCGATTTTTACGAGGAAGGGGCTTGGAGTCCGCAGTTGTGGGGATACGGATCGACACAGCTAGGAACGTCGGTCGCGCAAGGGCAATATACCAGAATCGGGAACATGTGCTACGCGGCTTTCCGTATCCAGGTGGACGACCTCAATTCAGTTTCAGCGAGTTATATGATTGTTCAGAATTTACCGTTTGCACACCCCAACGACAATTACGGGTGGGCGGGCGTTGTGAATTATTTTAGCGGCCTGAATTACGACGTGTCGGGGTTGACTTGGGATGTTAGTAGTACAACAACGCACGTTTGGCTCACGGCGGTCATCGGAACGGATGGACATGGAGCCAGCGCAACGTCATATGTTGGGTCGAGCTACATGACGTCATCGACAATGCTAAAGGGAATGATTGTGTATCGAGTTTCATAAAAGGAAAAATTATGGCAATTACAAAAAAAACAGTAGTCGACCAGATCGAAGTGTTAGAGAATTCGATCATACAAGTGCGGACGGCCACGGTAATCACCGAGGACGATATGGAATTAAACCGGACGTTTCATCGTCATATGTTGATGCCGAGTGTCAAAACGGGAGACACATGGGGCGATACTGACATCAGTGGTGAAGATGCGCGAGTTCAAGCAATCGCTAACGCGGTGTGGACGGATG